TCTTCTTGGAACAAAAGGATTAGCGAATGTATCTTGCCATATTTGACCTGTTTTTGCACCTGCTTGTACACCATAAGGCATAAATGGATTTACTGAATTTCCAAACATTTGAGCTGCTTGTTGAGATTTATCTAATTGTCCAAATTGATTAGATGCGCTACTTTGAAATGCAGGGTTTACATTATTTATAGCGTTTTTATTAGCAGATGTAGTAGCATTCGCATCAAACTGAGGTGTAGGTGATGATTTTCCATATAAAGAAGCCATACCTAAACCTTGTTGAGCCGTAGATGCTAAACCTTGAAAACCTTGAGCAGTTGCTGCAGCAGAAGCTTCTTCAGCATCTCTTGCAGCCATTTGAGCTCCGGCAGCTTCCTCAGTATCTAATTGAAATCCTAAATCTGCAAGACGGCTATCTTCATTAACAATATCTTTTTGAATATCAGCCATTTCTTTTCCCATTTCAGTACGAATACCTGCTTGAGCTTCGTTTTGAGCCATTTGAACTCTACCTGCCGTAGTCTCAGCACCTCTTTCTGACTCTCGAGCTGCTTGAAGAGCTTGTAATCCTGAAGATAATGAAGCTTCTCTTGCTAATTCATAAGGTTCTTTATTAATAGCTATTTGTTTAGCATAATTAATCTCAAGTCTTTTACGTGCTTTTGCCATCGCAGCTGCGGCATCCGCTTCTGCTTGTCTTGCTTTTCCTTTTTGTTCTGATGCCTGAATAAAAGACATTGTAGTCGATGCAGCTGAAACTGCTAAACCACCTATCGCTACTGCTGTTGCTACTCCCATATTAAAGTAATTTAATCATTTCACTTGTATATGAATCGCCTTTTACATAACCAAGGCTTTCATACGTTTTTATTAAACTTTCGTTTTTTATTAAAGCATAAGCATACTTGCTTCCTGACATCTTGCTAAGATTAGTCAAAGTGTCTATAAGCATTGTTATAGCTTCTCTTCTTTTTTCTTTATATTCTTTATTTGAAATTATCCAATCAACCCAAGCAACTCTTGAATTGGTTACATAAATAAAACCTGCACAAACAGGAATATCTCCATCATATACAATGTATCCACCCATTCCGTTATCAGGTAAGAAGTCCTTTTCAGGTGCTGTCCAACCCCAATCTTCCCACCATTTAACAAGTGTTTCTTGGTAGTCATTTTCGTTAAGTTGTCTAATAGTTAACTCCATACAGAGACAAAGATAATAAAATTAAGGGAAACTTTTCATAACTTCTGATTCAACTGCAAATAATTCTATTTTAGTGTTGTAATCATTCTGAAGTGTAAAGGTACAATAATGTCCTAAAACTCCGTGTGATTCTGCTACAGAATTTTTCACATAGAAGAAAAAGTTTACATTACTTGGTATCGTAACTGATAGAGGACTTGTCATTGCGTTATTAATAACAATTTGATTTAGACCATTCGGTAAGTCAACATTTATAGCTGTAACTTGACCCGCAAAGTTTGGGTTAGGATGTCCAAAATAAACATAATCTCCAACACTTATAATGCTACCAATTGATATTAATGGAGATATACTAAAGTTTATTGTAGCTGAAGTAGTACCCGCACCTGTAACAGTAAGGCTATTTCCAATACCATTTAAACTTCTTAATGCAAACTCTCCAATAGTATTATTTCTAACAAAAGCAAAATAAGAAGCTTCTTTTTTCTCAAACCAACCTTGGTTTATAAAACCTGATACTTGTAAATCAGTTTCTAAATCAGCACTCCAAGGAGCATCTCCTTCTAAGTTGATTGTTTTAAATAATTTATTTTCAAGAGCTGAATTATTAAATACACTTTGAATAGTAGTTGGAGTAAATACACCATAAAATGTATTCCTTGCCGTATTCACATTGTGTCTATAAATATTCCCACCTTTAAAAGTATAAAAATAATTGTTCATCCCAATCATCCAATCAGGGTAATAAGAGTAGAAGGACACCCATCCTGCTACTCCTTGGCTATATGATAATGTATATTCCATAATTATGGTGTACAAGTTGTTAATGTTCTTACTATTCCATCTAAAACATCTATTACTTGATTTGGAGATGCTAAACTATCCACAAGATAAGTTCCATCTTCTACAGGAGTTTCTCCGTATGGGTCTTGGAAAACATAATCATACAATCCTAAATATCCATCATCAGGAGTGTGAACTCTTGCAAAATAAAAAGTATCAACTAACTCCGAATCACAAGGAACTGTTGGAGTACTAATCTTTAATGAACTTTGAAACGAAGGCAATAAAGCAGGGCAATCTATAATTATATCCCAAACAGTAGGTCCACAATTACCTATTACTTCAAAATTAAGTATACTTGGAGTTGGAGTAGGCTTTGGTATTACCATAGTACAAAATCCCGGTGCAGGAGAAGTTAAGTTTATATCTCCCGGATTTAAAGTTATAGATTGTGTATTTCCCGTTGCAACAAAAGCAGCTCCATCATAAAGGTACTCTATAGCTGCAGGTATAATAGTTGTGTTGCCTGTTAATCCGCAATCAGAAAGTGTACTACCAACAACAGTAAATCCTGTAGGGTTTGAACTTTGAAGTAGTCCCATTGTAGGAGAACATAATGTATTATAAACATTTCCATCATAAGTAACTCTAATTCCGTCAGGAACATTGTTAGGATCAAAATTAACAATTATAGCCCCTATATCTGATGGAGTATCCCCTGCGTTTAAGTTAATAAGATAAATTCCTGCGTTTCCTGAAGTTTCTATACTTTCTCCACAAGGAGTTCCGCAAGTATCACAAGAATCTACAGCTAACAAAATACCTGCAGATTGTTGTCTTGTTATTGTTCCAACTCTATAAAATCCATCAGGAGCTAATAAAGATAATGCTGCGTCTAAATAAACTGATGTAGCCAACGATAAGTTAGCTGCATCTAAATAATATGTTGAATTTACTGCCATATTTTAATTTAATTAAGGTATTATACAATCGCAAGAATCAAATACTATTGTTGCTGAAACTAATGGATTACTGCAAGTTGGAGCCCCTATGCTGCATAATTGATAATCAACAGTTTCTGAAGGTAAAGATAATTCTTGGAAATATCCATTTTCATCATAGTACCCTACCAATACAGACGAACCTGTTGGATTAGATATAAGATAAGAATTATATGGAGATGTACAAGTATCATTACAAAAACAACAAACATCATTTTGAGTAGACCCAAAACATAAAGTTGCTTCAACAGCACAAGCATTACAAGTTTGAACCGGTAATAATACACCATCTACTAATTCACGAACTATACCATCAATAGAATAAAATCCATTCGCTGCAAATATAGTCATATTTATATCAGTAAATATTGATGTTGCATTTTCGAATGAAGCATTTAAATAATAATTACCCGGAGTACAATCACAACAAGCATCTATAGCTGTAGCTGCAAAACATAAACTTTCAAGTATAGCATCTCTTAAGTCCCAAATTAAATACAAATAAATACCATTCGTACTTGCAGGAACTGTAAAGTCTGAATAGAATAATGGACTCGTACCTAAATTTGGTGTAGCTGTAGATGAAGCAAGTAACATAGCTTGAATACCTATATTTGTATTTGGATATAATGTATTACTTCTTAAGTATTTAAACTTATCTTGTAAAATATCAAAATCATAAGTATCAGGAACTATCTTATTTGTAGACAATCTCATTGTGCTTAATTCAGGTGGGAATCCACCTGACCCCACAAGTCCTGATGTTATATTATATCTTGAAACAAGTGGTGTACCTGTACCGCTTTGAAACAATACTAAATTAGATAATAATGGTCCAACAAAAGTACCGTTTGTATATCTATATTGCGTATGAATAGTTTGTCCTGCTTCAGAGTTATTTGTAATAACAACTTCAACAATATTTAAAGGTTCTGCTTCACAACAATTAGCTAAAACAGATACAACCATATCTCCTGTATAAGTTAATGTTATCTCAACTGTTTCAACTGATATATTATTTTTATTAAAGAACAAACTTCCATCAGAATTTATAGGACCTGAACTAACTATAGTTCCGTCATAATCAATTTGAACATCTAATGTAGCTCCTACTTCAATATTTGAAAATACCCACTCAACTTCAGTTGTTCCTACAAGAGGACCCAAATCAACACAATATGTGAATGTTTTTGATGTCTCAGGAGGAGCTATTGAAAAAGTAAATGTTTGAGAAGTTCCGCAATTTAAACACTGAGGATTTATAGGTAATAGTTGGTCGTTCATAGCTAAAACATACTCATTCATATAAGGGTCAAAACCTCCAAGTTTTTGAGTATTAAAAGAATCATTGAAAGTATCTCTAAACCAAGTTCTCATATTTTGGTCAGATATTACCGTCAATTGGTCATTTGGACCTGAGTCTCCTTTTATTTGAATTACAGCTCCACGCTTTACATCTGTAAAATATCTATCATAACCCCACTGAATATAACTTTCAGGGTTAAAGCTAATACCATACTTTTCAGTTCTTGCTATTTGAGTTCCTAATACTTCAGGAGTCGCTGTAATTATATTTCCTGCACTTGCATCAGATAATAGGTTTTTACCTGCTAAAACATAAGATACTTTATCTTCTTGAAGAACTAATACATCAGTCTCTCTTCCATCCATTATTTGGATAGGACCAAAAGAAGCTTCACAATTCTTATAATTAGATAAACCTTTGTTAAACTCATTAAGTCTATTTACATTGGTTTCTCTATTATAATTTCCACTATAAGTAATATCTGCAAATCTATCTACTTCTTCATAATCTTGCTCAGCTACTGTGGTAACTCTTTCTCCAAAATTAAAACTTCTTCCAATAAGAGAATCTCTAACTTTATAACTTTCAGCTCCATTTCCAAAAGAAAAACAATTGAAAAATTCTGTATCAACTATTCCCGGAACACCTCCTGTTGGATTAGTTATGATGTTTATTTGGTCTTGAACATTACCCAAATGATTTCCATTTGCATCAATACCAAATGATAAGTTGTTTTCAAAAAATACATCAGGCAAAGCATCTTGAGGTTCTGTTTCAAATATAATTAAATCAACAGCTCTTAATACTTCAATACCGGTTGTTACACAGTATTTTCTTCTATTAGGTTGGGAAAAACCTGTGCAACTTTTACCTGTACTAAATTGAAGAAGTAATTCATTTGTAGAAACAATTCTATCAAATTGAATAAACATTACATTAAAATCAGTTGAGTTTAAGTAACCAACTGTAGGTATATATTGTAAACTTGTTGTTCCATCTTCAGAGTAACCTGTATCTAATAATTCTCCAACATTATCTCCGTTCCACCAATCCATTAAATTGTCATAGTTAGCAGAGGCAGTAAGTCTTCTACTAAAGATATAACCTCTACGCTCACAATCGCCTCCTGTACCCTCTCTATGCCAAGTAAAATTTAAACTAATAATACTTCCGGCAGGAATGCTGTAATCTTCATATACCCAAGTTGGATGTAAAGGGTCAAATCCTGCCCCTCTATAAAAATTTACAGTCTGTCTTGATATAGAGTAATTTCCTCCTTTTGGAGCACAATCTTCTTGAGCAGGTACTTTAACTATAGCATTAGGGTCAAGAACAGCCGCAAAACTATTTGGATTAATTTTAATGTACAATCCGGCAGGTACTGTAATATCGTATCCAACAGGAGTTATAAATCCTGAAGCTTGTGCTGTTTTTTCTAAAACAGTTGCGTAAGCACAATTGTTTTTTGGACCATTACTATCTGCTTTAACTATAAACCTATCTCCAACTTCTACTTTTTTTGTATTTTCTCCCTCCAATAAAAACCATACTGAATTTGTATCAGGGTCTGTAAAAAATAAATTAGAGTATATTGTCTCGTAATTTTCTTCATCAGGTTTAATTACAAATTTATATCGAGTAGCCCAATAAGGGGCTATTTGAGTTGGCGGTATAGTTACCTGTATTGAGTTTTTATTTGCTGAAAAACCACAAGCAATATGTACTGCATTATTAGGACTAACTAAAGCTGTAGATGCTCTATTAAATTCATCCATATAAACAATACCTATTTCATAACCTCTATTGCTATGTAAACTTTTTGGATTACCTATTTGTTGAAATGAAGCTTCCGCAAAAACTATATTATAATACTCGTATACAAATCCCGTTGGTGTAGTTGGATTATCTACATATTTCATTGCACATAATTGAAATCCAATTTCTGTACTTGAAGGAGTTGTTATTATTTTTATAGGTTGATTTATTCCTGTTATACCGCTTCCTACTTTTTGTAAAGCATCTAAATTATTTGGTATAATACAGTTTATAGCATCTGTAAATGTAGTACCATCACAAGATGTTTCAGCCCCCGGAGTTGGGTCATATACAGGAAGTATGTTAGCTACTGTACCAACTACCGATTGAAACTCTACACTTGAAGCCATAGCATATACAGAAGGATAATCTGCATTTAAGAAAAAATTAAATGTAACCTGTATATCATCTGTAGTTTCAACAGGATAAGGTAAAGTACCTGAAAATGAATTATGAGTAAATGTTATATCTAAAACAATAAAAGAACCTGAAACAAGAGAAGCCGCTGCTAAGTCTATATAAACTATAGAATCAGGTATAGATACAGGACCATTTACGTTATAAGTGCCTGATTGTGTATTATCGGGAACATTAACTAATCCAATTTCTTCAGTTATAAATTGAGGAATATATTCAAATTTTACAGGTTGTCCATTTCCATCTATTAAGTCATATCCTTCAACATAATTACCATACATTAATCTATTACCCATAATCGTTTGGGCTTCAGCAAAACGAGGAACATTATCATAAAGTCTTAAGATTTCAGCTTCACTTAAAACAGTAAATATTTTACTATTATTAAAAGAAAACTGATACACTTGATTATTTGCAAGACCTAAGTCAACTTTATTTATTTTCTCAATAACCTTAATAATATTTTTGTTTGATTCTTTAAATAATAACTCAACAGCTACTACTAAAGGTCCTCCTGAATTATAACTAACAATTGCAGTATTACAAAAATTAGTCATACCTTCATTAAGCATACTATTTATACTAAACTCAAAAGGATTAGGTATAAATGCAATATCTGACCATTGAGAAGTAGCAGAGTATTCTCCGTTCTCATATTCGTATCTATAAGCAAAACAAATAAATCTATCTTGTAAATAATTCTCTTGACCACTTGTTGTTATAAGTTGAACAGTAGGGGACTGAGTTGGAGGTCTTTTAATAACAAGAATAGACTCTGCGCTAAATTGGTCTATATTTGCTATAGGATTAGCATAGTTTTTTGTAATATCAATTTTTCGTGGAGCATTATAATCATCAGTAAAAAATAATAAATTCTCTATTATGTTAACTCCTGTTATAAGATAAGTAGCATTGAAATTAAGAGTAGTACTTATACCATTTCCATCATCTATACTTATTATATGATAAGTTAATATATTTGTATTTACATTAAAAGAAACTATTAAATCAAGTTTTCCGGTAGCTCCTACAGTAAAATTGGGGTCGTGTACAAACCAATAAATAGTTTCATTAGCACTATCTTCAATAGCACCAATACATCTTGCATTCGGACTTAATGGAGTTCCATCAATATATGCCAATGAAGTTAATGGTAAATTTCCCATTGTATTGGTAATAACTCCTACCTCAGACATTTCTGTTGAACCCATTCTGACGTTCATAGCGTCAACATATTCTCCTTCAGGAAGTAGTCGTTGGTCAACGACTTTATTCATTCTTCCTGATATAAAATTTCTTGTAAAGTTTGCCATACTATTTTATTACCTTATCCATTCCTCTTAAATTCATTAAGAGTCTTCCCGGATGAATATTACTGATTCTTATTTTTGCGTTTCTTAACAATGCTGATTTTTCTTTTCTTGCACGAGCTACTACATATTCTTGAACTCCAAATTTTGAGTTAAGGATTTCATAAGTAATATAAGCATAAATATACTTCTCAAATAATTTATTTACAGTAATTAAAGAATCATCTCCTCCTTCCATACCATCAGATATATACTCAAGAATACATAATTCTCCTGCCATACTTGAATCAAAGTTTATAACTCCTGCTTTCTTGTCAACATTAAATGTTGGGTTAAAGTTAGCTGTTTCTGTATTCAAACCAAAATGAGTTCCTACACCCATTTCAAAATACCAATTTCCATTATAATTCCAACCTGACATTCCATCAAAAGGATTACCTCTATTTAGGTATATACTCTTTTTAAGTTTATGAAGTCTATCAAAGTCAATATCAGAGTATTGAGGTTGTAATATATTTCCATTTTGGTCAAACAAAATATTACCTTGTTGGTCCTGTAAGTAAGCATTTGAAGAAAGTGTTTGAATATTTTCTGTCAAAGGTCTAAGCCAACCATCTTTATACATTGAAATTCTAACCCAATTTACATAGTCCGAAGGTAATATAAATCTAAGAGAATCTGTAACACTTAACTCTAAAACTTTTATTTCTTTAAAAGCATCATAGTTTAACTCTTGAACAGCACGTTTTGCGTGAAATATAATTTTATAACGCTCTTCATTATTTACTAATGAATGGTTTCCATAATACATCAATAAATAATTTGTTACAATGTCTTCAAGACTAATGTATTGGTAAGAACCCCAATTTGCATTTTGAGGTGTAATACCATTATTTTCGTAGTATTCATACTGTGATAAATATGCCATATCTTTTTAATTTTATTGTTGAACGCTAAATGTAGGTTGTTCGTGTGCTTGTTGAGTCATACCAAATTGAGTAACCTCCATCTCACGAATAGACATACCACAATACTCAAGTATCTTAGTTACTAACTTGTAAGCATCTTCTACAGGCAACTCAAAATCTTGATAATCAGATTGTGATTGGTCAAATACCGGTTCTCCATTTGCTAATGTAATATAAGTCCATTTTGGTGGCAAAGGATGTCTGAAGTAAACAGCCTCAATTTGACCATAAGAATTTACAGTTGCAGGGTATATTTTAATTCTATCCCCTTCTAATGTATATGAAGGATATAGATTGTTTGGTTGAGTAAGAAGTGAACTATTTAACATAGTTATTTTACCAACGCTAACCTTATCAGCTTCTTTTACGGAAGACGATATTATTTTATAATTATTAGATGTAGCTAAAAATATATTAGTATCTAAAAGTATAGTCGTGGCTGATGTTACAGAAACAACATTTGCCACAGCATTAGTAGTGGTGTTTACAACTATATCCCCTTGAGATATAGTATTGCTTGAAAATGCTGCTGTAGAATCAACAAGATTAGATGCCGATACAGATGTATTAGTACCTGATGCTAAAATAGTTGGATGACATAATAATTTTAATATATAGTAAGCTGTGTTTCCTGTAGTTGTAATAGAAGGAACTGAATATGAATTTGCTGAAACATTAGACAAGTAATTAGTAACTAAAAAAGTTTCTAAAGTTTCTGACAATGGAGCTTCTATATCTGCATAATCCGTACCTGAACCACGAGAATTTTCAGCGTTTATTACTTTATTGTAACTGCTAAAATACTCCTCATAAATTTCCATTTGTGCGTTTTGTGCAAACAAATTAAAATCTGAAGGAGAAATATATCCATAGTTGTTCTTGTTTAGAACGGACAGTACTGAGTTTCTAACTTCGTTTATCATTTTAAATAGTTTTTACAAATATACATAAAAAAAAGCACAGAAATAACTCTGTGCTAATTTTTGACTAATCACTATTTTTATCTATTCGCTAAGAATAGCTTCTAACATTTTTAGCGCATCTAATCCTTCATCACTTTGAAGAAAATGACCTACCATTTCGTGAGGGTCTTCCCCAAATGGTACTGATAACATTTTCTTTTTATTTGTAGAAGTGTTAAACCAAACTTCTCTGTCGTTATTTCTTAATGCCAATAATTTACTTTCAAAAAATAAATGAATTTTAGCTTGAAATTTAAGTTCAGGGTCGTTTAATATATTTAAAAAGTCTCTTGGTTCAGATTTAGCATATACTAAAATATCTCTCTTCAAAATATCTGATGGATAGATAGAAGGGTCTTTACCAAACATAACTCTTGTTAATGTCTCAATTTGTTCAATAGTAAGTTCTCTTGCAGCAATTAACGCATCGATTTCTATATTGAAATCTGCAACTTCTAATTCTGCTTCTTTTTCTTCATCAACCTCTAAAAATACTTTTCCATTTAAAGGATGATAATGTAAGAACTCCTGTAGTACAGGATTAGTTCTTGAAACACTTAAAAAACCATCTTCAAACATAATTGGTTCTACAATAGCGTTTCCATCTTGCTCATCTTCAAAAGGAGATTTTTGATTTATAGCATATCTTAAAGCTCTGTTTTGATTTTTGTCTTCATCATACCACATTAAAGGGAATCGTGGATGATTTCTTGCCGCTAAGCTATATGAAAGCGGATTTCCTGATAATAATTTGTAGACCTTGTCTACAGTTTTTGTCTTTGCCATTTTATAAATATTTAATTTGATTTAATTCTTTTTCTAAATAAAAAATATACAGAGGGACAATTTGTCCCCCTGTAATATTTAAACTATATATTAACCGAAACGGAATAATACGAAGTTGTTTGCACCTAAAGTACATACACATCTTTCAGATAGGAAGTTCACTTCCATTGCATCTAAGTCAGATGTTTGAGCACCTCCGGCAGAACCTGTAATCCAAGTTTTGTAACGTCTGTCCTCAGCTTCAGAAGCACGGTATCTTACGTGTAAGAATGGTCTCTTAGCGTTTTTACCTAAGATTTGGTCGTATACTGAAGTAGAACCTGCAGGAACTAATAAACCTGTTACAGTACCTGTTGCAGTTGCAGCAGTTTGGTTTAAACCTCCACGCATTGTTGGGTCATTTAAGTATTTCCAATCAGATTTATAGAAATCATAACCTCTACGGAATCCTGTAAATCCTAAGTTTAATGCCATATTAATATCATTATCGAATAAACCGAATGATGCAGACTGAGCAGCACCACTTGAAGTGTATCCATTTAATGTAGCTAACATATTGTCGATGTCGAAAGACAATCCACGGTTAACGAATAAAGCATTTTCTTCAATAGCTCCTTGTTTATCTAAACGAGAAACGATTGTATCCCAATCTTGTAATGTAGTTGGTGTACCACCACCCCATACATTTCCTCTATCATTTACAACGTAGAAGATACCTTCAGACCCCATATAACCTGCTGTGTTAGCAGCTGAACCTGACGCAGCAGGAACTGCCTCAATCATTGCAGTCTCTAAGTAATCTTCGAATCTTAAACGAGTTTCGTGCTCAGATTTCAAATACCATAAGTATCCTGTAGCACCATTCTCAGTAGTAACTTCTACCCATCCGATTTGAGCCATATCAGAACCATTAACCGCATATTTATCTTTAATGATAATTGGGTTGTTAGAGAAGATTGAATCTTCTGATTCTAATGAACCAACCATTCCCGGAGTTCCTTTTTTGAACTCAGAACCGTAGATGAATACAGTACATTGAGTAGATACAGCAAAAGCTTGTCCTGCTGCTTCGTAGTAAGCTACTGTGAAAGTAGTTGCAGATGGAACTGCAGTTACGATTGCTTTGTTAAAAACACCTGAAGTGTTGTTTTGAATCATAACAGTTTGTCCAACTCTGATTGCAATGTAAGTAACACCTGCGTCAGCTACAGTGAAAGTAGCAGTTCCTGAACCTGCAGCAGCAGCTGAAGTACAGTTAGTGTATTTAATGTGTAGACGACCTTGTTCTGCCCATTTAATTTGGTCAGAGTTAGAAGGCATCTCAGCACCTACCATTCTTAAGAATGATGCGATGGTTCTATTACCATAACGCTCAAATTCTTTCTCATAAGTATCAGGAAGATACTGATTTAAGAAGTTGAAGTTAGTAATATAGTTTGTTTGTAATGCTACTTGCTCCGCTGCCGGTTGTAATGCATAAGTAGGATTGTTTAATAAAGCACTTGCCATTTTTTTTTAATTTAAAGTTTTACAATTTTTTAATGCTTCGGATTTTTAGGCTCCTTCCCGAATCAGGATTTACCTCTCTAACTTGAACCCCTTCAGTTGACTTGGTAACTTGAGGTGCCATACGCTCAGACATTTGAATATTCTTAATATTCTTCATTGTCCCATCAACAGCATCTGATTTACCTTGTTCATAAAAGAACCTTGCAAACTTTTCAGGATTCATAGCTACAGCTAATGACTTATGATAACCTACTGCATCTTTAATTAAACCTTGCTCATCTAAAAACTTATTTACAAAGTTTGCAGGATTAGATTGTAATTTTTTCAATTCATTTCGGTCTGCGGGATTAAAAGTAATCTTCTTGTCGTCCATTGCAAATTCAAAACCTTTGAACTCGTCACTGAAAACTTCTTGGGTTTTTTGTTCAAACCAATTTCTTTTTCTCTCGTTTTCTTCTTCAATAGTCTTAGCCTCTTTGGTATATTGCTTATAGCTTTCGTAGATTTCCTTTTCTTCTTCAGAAATAAGTGGGGCACTTGACTCAAGTGGCACTTTGTATTTTTCTTTTTGAGAATTGAAAAACTTCTTGGCTTCAGCAACAGCCTTTTTGGTTTCTAACTTAATTTTTCTAATTGTAGATTCATCATCAATATCTTCGTCATATCTATAGTCATCCATCAAGACTTCTATATCATCTGAATCAAGACCGTCTTGAGTGGAAGAAAGATACTCTCTTAAAAGAGTTTCAGGCTCCATAGAATCTACATCTTTGTTTAGCTTCATAAAGTCTTCAATCCCTCTACCTGTTTCTTGCTTATATCTTAAATAAGTAGCAACATCTTCAGGTAAGTCAATTGATTCTTTTCTTTCAGCCATTAAATCGTCAAACGATTTAATTTCTTTATTATATTTTTTACCAATATATGAAAGAACTTTTTCTTCTGATAACTCATCCGAACTATCATCGTATGCGGTTGATGTGTTTACTTGTGGTGTATCCACAACAGGTTCATCAAATTGTGGTTCATCAACTTGTTGTTGTTGATTACTAACATCTGCAAACTGCTGCTCGTGTTTATCAAGTAACTCTTGTTCTACTTGAGCAACCCCTTTTTCTTCAGTACCATCTAAGGCTCTTACTTTTAATTCCATTTTATTTGATTTTAATTTGATTTAATTTTTTTACAAATGTAAACAAAAATGTTTATATTTTATCGAGGCTCAAATTCTCCTAAGTCGAACCCATCTAAGCTATCCTCATTTGATTCAAAATTCAATGGAGGTAGGTTATTTTTACGTTGATTTATTAACTTTGATTGCTCTGTGTTTTGTTGGCTTATTCTTTTAGCTTTTGCATCTTCTCTTTCTTTTTCACGAGCACTAAGTGTTTCAACTTCAATACCTTTTAATTGCTGATTATAGCTAAACTCTTGAGCCATAAGGTCAGATTTCATTTGAGCTTCTCTTTCTAATAACTGTATGTCAAAAGCAATCTCAGCTTGTTTTAATTGCATTTTTGTTTGAAGCTCTATTTGCATTTTCTCCGTTGCTATTTGACCTGCCATCTCCTGAGACTTCAATTGTTGTTGAGCAGTCATAGCTTGCTGTTGCATCTTCATTTGCTCTTCACGCTCTTGTTTCTTAACTCTCTTAAGTTTCAATAATTGATTCGCAAGTTTAAGGTTTTTAATCTCACGAATATCAATTGCATCTTCAAGGTTAATGTCTCCTTTAGACAATGCCATTTGAATATTAGCTTCAAGTTGAGCTTTTTGTTCTTCATCAGGAGAAACCTCAATAAAAATACCAAAATCATAAATATAAAGTTCTTTAATATCATTTAAGATAGAAACATTAAATCTACCTATCTTATTAATGAAGTCTTCTTTGAAATCAGAATATTCTAATATATCTGCAATTCTATAAGTCAAAGCTTCAGCTAATGTTCTATAAACGAATAAACTTCCCTCTAAGATATGTCTTGTAGCTGTATTTGAATTTAATGCTGCCAACTTCTGAACACCAACTAAAGAGTTAGGGTCAGGCATAGAACCATCTCTTGCTTCATTTAATCCGGTTACTGACCTAATCATATCCATATAATGATTATAATTAGCTAAAAGCATTTGCGTTTTAGAAGCACCTGAATTAGAAGTTAATTGAGTAATAGGAACTCTTGCATTATTGAAGTCTCCATCTTGAGTATAACTACGACCAATAACAGAACCTGTTTGGAAGTATAATCTTAATGCGTCTTCAGGATTGTATGCTGCTCCTGTACCTAAGTCAACTTCATTTAAACCATCTGCATCAATAAACACCCCATCAGGAACTGTTCTGTTAATTACTTGTTGTAGTTTTAAATGTGTTATTTGAATAAGGTCTGCAAAAGGAATCATTCTTCTTACTAAAGACTCAATTACTCCTTTATACATACGAGGTGCTGCAGCAACATAATTTGGTATTGCGTGTTGAGATGCTGATTTTGGTCTTACCATATTTTTAGATAAGTCCCATTTTAAAAGAATATTGGTTCCCATAACCATAACTCCTTCATACCAAACATCAATTGTTTTCTCAATCTTTTCGAAGTTACCTTCTTCCATCATTTCTGTAGGAGGATTGAAAGTATCATCTTTCTCAATCATACGAGTAGCTCCGTTATCAAGAATTTTTTTCTTGTAAACAATTTTCTTCGTAGTCTTATAATTGAAATACATTAATGTAGCTGTATCTCTTGAGAATACACTATTCTCATAAAATTGAGCAACATTATAATAATCGTACCATTGTTGGCTATATTGTGTAATTTCTTGAAGGTCTTCTTTTGTTAAAGTAGGGTCTATCTTCATTAACTCTGTAATAGGAAGCGTTTTAATTTCTCCCCAATAGAAACAATCTCTAAAGTATGGGTCCTCTGTATAAGAGTAAACAACATTAGCAGGGTCAACATAAGAAATCTGTACACCTGAACCTTGAAGAAATTCGTGTTTAGCTATTCCAATACCAATTACAGTAGCGTCATAATCAATTCTTTTTCTAATATTGTCATAATGGTTTTCTTCAAACATTGTATTAATAGCTTCTTCCTCAGCTATCTCAATAGCAGGCTTATAGTTAAGCTGCATATACAATGATAATTCTTCATCACTATTAGGAAGTTTTTCAGGGTCCATAATAAAAGGGTCAACACCTGAAAGCTCTTTTATTTGAGATAAGATTTGTTTACCTGCTACTTGAGACTCCATCATTTCTTGAT